GCTGAAGGCATGGACGTTTTCAAAAAGGATGTATTCGAGCTGGAAGGCGTACCGGCTTTCCGGGAGTATTACACTCTGTTTATTTTCGTCTGGCAGGCGATCTATAAAGGTTTCTACAAGGCGTGGCATGAAGTCCCGGTGAAGACGATCCGTGATCCCAAAGGAAAGACACGGACTCTGGCGACAATGAACGCCGGAAAGATGGCTTGTTCCCAGATGGCCCGGTATGTCTGGAATGAAAGATGCTCCATTACCGCCAGCATGGCAAACGCACCGGAAGACGATCCGCTGAACGGTTTCCTGCAATACGTGCTGAAGGATAATCGCTTCGGTTCCGCTTTCGGTGACCTGCTGGAAAAGTCCTTTGCCTTGGGCGGCGGTGCATTGAAAGAATGGGTCGAGGTCCCGAAGGATGAAAACGGGAACGATCTCGGCGAGGGAAAGGTCCGTATCGGATACACGATGGCATCACAATTCGTGCCTACGGCATGGGATAACAGCAAGGTAACAAGCGGCATCTTTGTCAGCCGGGAAGCACGGGATGGCTATTATTACACCGTGGTTGAATGGCATCACTGGGACGGAACAACATACCGGATCACGAACGACCTTTACCGCCAGCCGATCAAAGGAAGCGAACCGCAGAATATCCTGGGTTGGTGGTATCCGCTGGATAAGGTTTACCCTCTACTTTCCCCGGACACAACCATGGAAGATGTGCATCAGGCTTTTTTCCAGTATGTCAGGCCCTTCGGTGCGAACTATGCTGATGATAATTCCCCGCTTGGAATGAGCATTTACGCATCGGCCCTTAACACGCTTCACGGGCTGGATATCATGTTCGATTCACTTCAGCGGGAGTTTGTGCTTGGAAAGAAAAGAATCATTGCCCCTGCACGGTTAATGAAGGTTTCCGCCGGTGTCAACGGTTCCCGGCCTGACCGGTATTTCGATGCGGATGATGAAGTATGGGAAGCCCTGGCAACGGATAACCCGGAAGATTTGAAGATATACGATAACTCGGTTGACCTTCGTGTAGATCCGCATATAACGGGCATAAACGGTGATTTGAGTATCCTTTGTGCGCAGATAGGGTTTGACCCCGGCACGCTGTCCTTCGATGCTACAAAAGGCCTTAAAACAGCTACAGAGGTCATCAGCGAGAACAGTAAAACCTTCGGCACAGTCAAGGCGCATGAAAACCTGCTGAAGGATGCGCTGGTTGACATGGTTCACGCGATCTTTGACCTTGCTGTGCGTTACGGGCTGACATGGGAAGGAAAGACCGTTGAAAGCCTGATTTCCGGCGGTTATGATGTTTCTGTCCAGTTCGATGATAGTATCATAGAGGACAAAAACGCAGAGATTAACAGGGGCGTTTCCCTTGTGGGTGCCGGCCTGCTGTCAAAGAAAAAGTTCATGACCGATCTGCTTGGCTATACGCCGGAAGATGCCGATAAAGAACTGACGCAGATCAGCAATGAACAGCGGACAAATTCTGTTGTGGTTGACAGGATATTCGGCGGGATGGAGTGATTAGATGAACCCTCGCTGGATTGATGAAATGTCATGGCGAATGGGGGAAGTGTACGGAGCAGTTGTAGACCGTATTCTGATAAACCTTGCAAGGCATTTCCCATATATCGCAGAAGGTATGACACCCGGCGGCAGTTGGGATTATCAGATACGCAAACTGGCCGAGATGGGACAGGTTACAAGGGAAACCGAAGCGATTATCCTTGAAAGTATGAAGGGCGCGGATGCGGCTCTTGCTGACCTGCTGGAAGAAACCATCAGGGATAGCTTAAAAGGGGTGGAGAAGCCGCTTAGAAAGGCCGCTGAGAAGGGTTTACTGTTGGGGGCGGGATTTCTCCCGCCGGAAGTATCACCGGGGCAAATGCAGGCTTTCCGGGCGTTTTATCAGCAGTCAGCCGATAAGCTGAATCTTGTAAATACTGTCATGCTGGAAAGTACACAGGAAGCGTATCGGGCAACGGTGGCAGATGTTGCTTTTCGGATGGATCGGACACAAGGCATTCTGAATACTGCAACCGGCGAGGTTGTTTCCGGGGTTTCCTCGATGAATCAGGCTGTCCGGGATGCGGTTCAGAAAATGGTTGATAACGGAATTACGGGGTATATTGACCACGGGGATCACCATTGGAGTCCGGAAGCCTATGTAACAATGGATATCCGAACCACGATGGCGAACACAGGCCGGGCGGCTGTCTGGGAACGTATGGAAGCATACGGGGACGATCTTTATCAGGTATCCTACCATGACGGGGCAAGGCCGCTGTGCTATGACTGGCAAGGAAAGGTTATCAGCCGGAACGATCTTTCCAGGGATGTGGAAGATGAAGAGGGAAACACGGTTCACGTTTACGCTCAGAGTGAAACCACATACGGGCAGGCCGCTGGGCTCTTCGGGATAAACTGCAAGCATTATCCGATTCCGTTTATTCCACGTTTTTCCCGGATCAGACCGCCGGAACAGGACAAGGAAGCCAATGACCGGGAATATGAGGAAAGCCAACAGCAAAGGGCATTGGAAAGAAAGTACAGGTATGCAAAGCGTGACCTTATGACTGCGAAGGCCAGGGGCGATGAGGAAGAAATCACCCGGCAGAAAATTCGGGTAAAGAACTCCCGGACGGAACTCAATAATTTCTGCGAGGAAACCGGAAGGGCGAGAAGGTCAGCTAGAGAAAGAACACCCATCAAGGCAACATGGCCGGATAAGTGATGGAGGGTCAAATGAGAAAAGCAATTTACAGGATGTGTCAGAAATTGCACAAACATCATCTTTTACCGTGGTCTGTATGGTCTGCCGTATATGATAAGTGGCATAGGCTGTTCGATCAAGGCGAACAATGGGAAAGGAGGGTTAAAAATGTGCGAACATGACAGGCTTCGGACGGTTGGTGACCGGGTATTCTGCTGTGAGTGCGGAAAGGAACTCGATATTGCGTTTCTGGAGGGCAAAAACAGCGCAAAAAACCCGCCCGACAATACGGGGATGGATAAATCCCAGGCGAAAAAGACACGGGCGAAAAAGGCCGTTTAACGGCGAATATGATGAATGAGCATCCGCAAGGGTGCTTTTTTCATACCACCCAGAGGAAGAAATTCGATGGGTAAAAAATGGTGGGGTGTGGGGTGGACGACAACGCCTGCGCCGTGTATGGGTGGTTCTGATGAATAAGCATCTGGAAGGGTGCTTTTTTCATACAATCACGTCCGGCAGGACGATAAACATGCATCGGTGCATCACTCTATAGCACCGCAAAAAGGAGGGTATATGGCTGGTATTTTCACAAGGCCCGCATTGGACAAGATCATGCAGAACGCAGAGCTTACACCAGAGCAGAGAACAGAACAGGTTTTCTCCCTGTATGGCCGTGCGCTGGATGAAGGCTACATTTCAAAGCGGGACGCAGACGAAGCCAAAAACAAAGCCGTTGAAGCGGCAAAAGCGGAGTTCAAGGTTCCTGAACCTGTTGACCCGAAAACCACACCGGAATATATGGAAGTGCTGAAGGAAAGGGATATGCTCCGTGCGATCGGCGGAGAAGATTTCCAGACAGTCAAACCGAAGTTCCGGGAAACCGTGTTCGGAATGCTGGACAGGGGCGAAAAGGCGGCTCCGGTTGCGGAACAGTTGACCGGCATCAAAGAAAAATACGAAGAGTATTTCACAACGGCCCAGGAACCGCAGGAACCGAAAAACACTCCGCAGTTTTCAAAACAACCGGGACATTCCGGCACAAACCCGGAAAGCGAAGAGGATAAACTTGTCAAACAGCTTTCCGCACAATGGTAAAAGAAAGGAATGAAAAAACATGGCGAACTCTATTAATTACGCTGCGGTTTTTAACCGCATCCTCGATGAAAAGTTCTACATCTTGCCTCGCACGATGTGGATGGAAAACACGAACCCCGGCCTTGTCTGGGAAGGCGGCAAGGAAATCAAGGTTCCGAAGCTGGCTATGGACGGCCTCGGTACCATGAACGGCTA